CTCGTCGCGCACACAATCGTTCAAAATATCTATAGCTTGGCTCATGGTTTAAGTCCTCTCTATGCTTGTTTCAAAAAGCGACCTCACACGAGGCCACTATCAAACATAGCGTCAGATTCACCAATCCATTTTAGCGTTCAGTGTTACGCAGCAGTTTCAAACCTTTCTGCATCATTCGGTTGACAAAGTTTTCCTCGTCACCGTCGTCGGCAGAACTGATACGCTTGATCGGTGTCTCAGATTGGACTTCAGCGGGCAAGCCTCCACTCGGTCCCCGCCCCATCGTAATGGGATACTGGTCCGGTGTTCCCGGAGTGCCGAACTTTGTTAGGTAAGCTCGTACCTTTTGGGCACTTGCCGCCACGAGTTCAGGGCCATACGGTTCGCCATCTTGAATCTTCCTGAGTACATCTTCAGCTACCATATCCTTAATAACGCTCCCACGCTCTTTGGCATGGGCTCCTATCATCATTTTACCAAGAACGTCATCTTTGTCAACCGCAGAATCAGACGCTTCTCGGATTTGTTTTCTAGCCTCGTTGATATGCCCCACATGAGACAGATTGATGATTTCCTTGACCTCCGCAGGGCTGCGGCCAAATTCAGTCTGGAACATCTTGGAGAACCCTGGCCCCGGATCTTCCGTCTTGTCAGCGGCATCTGTGTTGTCGTCCACTTCGTCGTCTCCATTGCCTTTAATGTAGTTCAAGATTTCTTCTGGCGCTATACCCAGTAGGCCACTGAGTTCCCGTGCTTCGGCTTCGGTCGGCTTGTAATCGGCGTCTTGAACCTTGGTCATCAGAGACCGGAAGTGAATCCCCTCCTGAGCCTCCTTCATATTCTTTGCCGCCTCTTCAAACCTCGCATCCGCCCCCGCCGACTTCTGAGCCAGAGCGATCAACTCCTCCATATTAACAGTGCGTTCCTCCCCGTTGACCTTGATCTGGTAGGTATCAACTGTCTTAACTGGATCGGCTACCGCATCCTTGACATCGTCTGTTACCTTCGAATCGTCTACGCTTTTATCGATGGGATCTGGCATTTTCACTTCTCCAACTTGATTTATTGCATAGGAGGCATAACGTCCATGCCTTCTTGTCCTTGTAACATGCCCTCCGCTGAGTCTTCCGAATATGGAAGCTGATCGGGGTATGTGCCCATGCTCTCTCTGTGTTCGGTGAGATGAGCCTCGAATGCTTCCCGCACGACGGTTTCAGCTAGATAGTACTCTGGTCTCGCCATAAACGTCAGCAAGACGGTCTCGTGGACGCGGGCCACATCGTACTGAGATACCTTGATCTGTCCGGGTTTCTTGCCATCCCCAAACAGGATGATGTTCTCCATCACGGCTCTGCGATAGGACTGCCAGCCCAACTCATCCCCGGCTGGAAGATCCAGCGCTTGCTTACGGATTGCCTGATTGTACTCGTCTATGTTGATACGCTGAGCGGTAAGGGCCTCCTTAAGCTCTGCCTTCAATTGAGCCGAGGAGGTGGGAAGCTCGCTCGCTACGGTAATCTCTACCTCGTCTGGGTATGGGATCGTATTTTGACTAAGCTCCATCGAGCCATTGGCCGCGTTGACTACGATTCCAGCCAGAGAATCATCAAGACTGGTAATACTGACTACCTTCTGATCGGTCCATTGATCTTTCAAGATACGCAACAACGCCCTATAACATCCACCAATCCCAGCCGAGATATGCTTTGCAGTGGGAGACAGGGGGATTCCGGACGTTTCATATAGAAGCCCCAACCCAGATGCAGAGTCAACCCGCCCCGGACCCTCGCCCGACATCAACGACTGGGGTTGATTTGCCACACGATCCATAAGATTCGTCGCCAAGGTGACGGCCTGAATCATAGGGCTCGTCATTTTCGCAGGCTCCACCGTAGACGGTTTGATATCCGGACAGGTATAATCGGGCTCATATCGCAGTCGCTTGATGCCATCTTGTCCACGCTCCGCTTCCGTGGGTGTTCCAAGGGTTGTCGGCCAAAGTTGCAACCCGTAGAGGTCAAAATCCGCCACCGCCTCAAAGATGCTTGACAATGCAAACTCAATCTCGTTGTTGATCGGAATCAGAAGATCGACGTAGGAACGACCCCAGAACGACCCAACGGGAATATCCCGAATAACCCGAATTGGCATAGGGTATTTCATCGCTGTATGGTCGTGGGTATACAGTTCTTTGAACTTGGTGATCCCGGCATACACTCCATAATCAGCAAGGTATCCCTCCGAGGTCTCCGTCCACGTCTCCACAAGCAATGTTATCGGAACATTCAACTCGTCTTTCCTCTTCCGCTTACTACCCACTGTCCCGGAGTAGCTCTCGTCCGAGGTACGGATAAAGAACCCGCCGCCCCCATCTGTCGTAGTCAATACCCCGTTTGCCTCCCCGTCGAACCCAGAGGGCATATTCCCAACGGGGATTTTTGTATCCTCAATCCCTTTATAGGTCTTCGATTTACCGCTCGGAGTAATTGCCAACCCCTTGAGCCACTCCACCGGAACAGGACGAATACGCATCAGTCCCCGCTGCCCCGTTGGCCCCGCAATATCCACCGGGATGGGTAGAAGTTCCCACGGCATAATCACCTCAATACCCTGAGACTCCGGCCCCTCCACCCACAGACCTACGCCCACGGTCCCATACATAAGCAGCGCCGGACATAGGCCCATCTTCATTTCATCAATCTTATCCCTTGACATTGCAGAATCCAGCACGACCTGCGCCACACTGGATTTGCGTACCCCGTCCAATGAGATCCCCTTCTTCTTCACCTTCGGGGCTAGATCGATCGCCAATAACCGACCCAACTGTGACATATACTTGGCCACAATCTCATCATTCCGAAACTTCATCACGCCATCTTCATTCAAGTATCCGACGGATACGGTCCCGTTTTCGTAGTCCCGATTCGTAAACTCCCGCAACCCCTGAAGATAAAGGTTTGCAATCCACCATCGAATCGAGTGGGGATTCCGGAGGCTTTTCCCCTGAGAGACCATCTTTGCAACGGATTCCTCACGCTGCGCCTTATCCTTCGGCCAATTGAATCGGTAGGACATTACTTTTTCCTCAATAGCCTAAATACACTTTTCTACTCCCAATCGCAAGACGTTGTCGCCTCCAAGAGAGGGTCTGCCACCACACCCATCTTCCGCTCTCCAACCGAACGGGTCTCCAGGCAAACCAAGTACCACAGTTAGCAGTATTCCGTTGTTCTTCTTTTGTCTTTCCCCAAATCATAGCAATTTCCCCTTCTACATTGACCCGACTGTCATAGTAAATCCAGACTTCTTAGGCTTCTCAGCCACACCCTTCAACGGCTTTGTTGACTTCTGCGGAGGTTTCCCTTCCTGTAAAGCTCTCGCAAGTAGGACACGGGAAGCTTTCTCGTCCTTAGTCCCAGTACTCCATGCTAGCAATAAAAGTTCATTCATTTTGGTAAGCTGGGTGGACATTTGACGGAGAGAGACGCATAGAACGTAGATAACAAGGGCCACTAGACCACATACAATGATAGCAGCCGGAACGAGAAAAGACAAATTTTCCATAAAACTTCTCCTTCAATCTGTATTTTAGCACCTCCGCAGGGTTTATCCAACCCCTAAATTTCAGGAAAAGGGGAATCATAGGCGAGGTCTCCTGGTGGGGGAGGAGCGGGGGCGAACACGGCGCTTGGAGAATTTAACTTTCCCCTTGCCCCGAGCCTTTTGGGATAGTATGTTTAGGTCCGTTTCAGATAGCTCCGCAGAGCTAACGCCCGAGAGGACGGGCATTCCTTTGACAAGCGGCTGCTCGCGGATGATACGCTCGGTGAGGGAACACTGGCCCCGCTCACGACGGAACTTCTTGCCTTTGGTCTTGATTACATGTTTAGACATGGAAATCGTATCGATGGCGTCGTCGTGGGGGAGAAGCGCTAGGTCCATCGTGAAATCTGAAGTTTGCGCATAAAGCTGATCGTATGGCCACGTTCCGCTTAGATGTTCCGGGTATTTGATTCGACCGGAGTTGAATCGCCACTCAAGAGCCGCGATCCTGTCGGCTTTGGACTCCTTGGCGGGGTATTTGATGGGGAACACACGCCCGATCCAGTTATCATTTCTGGTCTCGTTCTGCTCCTCGGCGTAGACCTCGTAAGCTTCAGCAAAATCCTTCTGCATTCCCACGGCTTCGATGCCCACCATGCGCACCTGCCAAGCTAACCCGGTCTCGTAAATAAGTCGCATCAAACTGTCGTTCGACGCACGACCCATCCAGAGATGTAATACCCACATCGTCCCGGTAGTATCAAATCCACAAATGGCAATACATGAGTAATCGGAGTGATTTGTCTTTCCATAGGCATAATCGAAAAGAAGGATACGGAACATCGGTCTAACAACCTCGTTGAACTTCCCCGTCTTCTCAGAGAAGTACCGGACCCCGCTCCCCTCTTTATCAGCCTCGAATAAGCGCTCCTGCCATTTTATGATATTGGTATTGCCAAGCGGATTGGTGAGATTGAACTCTCCTTCAACAGTGTACTCATTCTTTCGATCGTCTATTTTCAGTAATCGATCTTGACTGGAGACGGGTTCATTCAAGTATTCTGAAGCAAAAGGCGATGGACCAATCTCCTCTAGTCGTGCTTCAAGAATTTCCCAGGACCACTTGGACGGCCACAGAAGATGCCGTGTCCCATCCTCCTCCTCGGATCTAGCACGATACGTCTTCCGATTCCAATAAGAGAATCTAGGATCGTCCCCCCGCAACGCTCGATAGAGAAATGACTTCCTATCAATCAGAGTTCCGACCCAGAAGGCGCACGAGCCACTTTCAAGCATAGGAATAATCTGTTTGAAGAGGATTGTCTCAAACTTATCAATCACCGCCTGTCGTGAAGACTCACTGTCACTGTCTGGATCGTTCTCCGGGTCATCTAAGATGAACAAAGCGGGACGACCGCCCCTCTTCTTGCCCATCACACTCAGACCCTTTAGAGTGGAGCCATTCGTCAAACTCAAATGATGCAGACTCCACAAATCATCTCCGCGCTTTGGTCTTACCACACCAAAGTCC